TACTGTCGTCGGTTGCCCACACGGCGGCCACGACCGTCTCGGATTCGTCTTTGATGGTACTCCGTGCCGAAAAGGATTCAATGGTCCCATCCTCGGGACTGCGGACGTAGACCGCCGGATCGGCCCGGTTGGCCTTGGTCTGGTAGTCCGTCTCCCATGATGTCTCGATGTACGTGGGTTTCGGGCCGTTCGGCCAGTTGCTACTGCTGGTGCCCGACAAGAGGTCGATGACCGCCTGGACGGGGTCATCGGAGCTACTGGTTACGCTCATGTGAACAGTTCAGCCTCGTGGCCGCGTGGGGCGCCGTGCTCATTGCGAGCGTGGCGATCGGCGCGCTGCCGTGACTGAAACGACTTACCGCACGACCGGCAGGTGATGGCGTTGGAAGTGTCCGGGACCGCCGGCTCCGCGGCGGGCTCGTCGCCGTTCAACCGCTGTAACTCCTGGCGGATCTTCGTCAGCTCGGCGCCGATGCCGATGAGACACTGCACCACTGCGTCCGGCTGGTCGCCGTCACTCGAACTCATTGCCCACCTTGTCGGCGATGCCGCGCTGCTCGAGTACCCGCTGCTGTTCGGCGATGCCCTTCGCGACGAACTCCTGGGCCTGGGTGCCCTGCTCGGCGATCGTCTGCCGAACGGCCCAAGCCGCGCCCTCATTGCCGAGGACGCGCCGCGCCCACACTTCGACTTCGTCCATCGCGTCGACGGGAATCCAGTGTGGCGACGTGCCTTCTTCGACGAACCGGGCATGATCGGCCGTGAAGCCCCAGACCAGCGTGTTGCCCTCCCACGTCGGCTGGACTCCGGAGTGTTTGAGGGTGTTCGTCGCCCCCGACGGCGCTTCGTCAAACGCGACGGCAAACCCAGCATCGGCAGCGCGTTCCATCGCCCGACGGGTCCCGCTGCGGACCGTTTCGCCCGCGTCACTGGGACCGGACGCACTGACGTTTGCCCCGATCATCAGTAATCAGCCCGGATGATGCCCGTCGATGCGCCGTCGTCCATCATCATCATGCAGACGCGACCGTAGCGCGTCTCCGAGAGATTTTGCTCAACGTTTGTCTGCAGATGATTGAAGTTCACACTCCCACCAGAGTTGGACTGGCTGCTGGCTTCGCCGCCTTCGGCGATTTCCCAGAGGTGGGCTGCCAGAAAGGCCGCGAAGTCGTCATTTGAGGTCTCGATCTGGGGGTCGCGGGCCAACCGCTTGTCGAAGACGTTGTCAGTCAGCCGCTCGGCGATATCGGTCAGTTCCGACTGTTGTGCTGTCCCAAACGACGGCGACTGGTCACCATACACGTCTTGCACATCGCTGGCGGTGATGTCGACCATGATTATTCGTCCCCGTCCCCGTCGCTGTTGCTGTGGAACCGACAAGGCAACTCACGCCCGCAGACCTCGCCTTCACGATCGCCCGAGGTGATGACTTCGGGGCACGTCGGCTCGTCATCGGAGTCCGTCGGGTTGCCCATCGCCCGGCTGGTCGTGGGCGGGACTTGCGTCATCGGTCAGCCCCCTCGCCATCGCGGATGCGGTCGTTGTCCCGTGGGTCGACCAGCCGATTGTTGTCCGACACGCGATTCGCGCGCCGTAGCGGCTTGTCGTAGTCCCACGTCCGCGGGTTGTTCTTGCCCGTCGGCGTCCGGCCGGCGTCGTCGAGATTCCACCGATTGATCTCTCTGTTCGACCAGTCCTCGAGGCCGTCGGTGGTCCGCTTGGCGATGCGCGCCTTCTCGACCCAGCGTTTGTCCAGTGACTTTGCGCCTTTGTCGGATCGGTCAAACATCATGGTGATCAGTAAGTGGTGATGGTGGCGTCAGTACTCGACCGTCGCTGCCGCGTCGGTCTGGGCGTAGGTCGCGTCGGCCCAAGCCCGGCTGTTGACGCCCTGGAGGTCCCGAATGGGGTCTTCGTAGTCCTTGACTTCGATGTCCTGTTCGATGACGAGCCATATGTGGTCCTGCTGGTAGGCGACCATGCCCAGTTCGCCGTCGGCAGAGTAGCCCCAGGTGTTCGTGCCGCTGTCGTAGGCGGCGTCGTTCATGGGGTAGTGCTGCAGCCCCATCAGCGCGCCGCCGAGTTCGCGGTCGCGGAGTTCGCTGTCGCCGCCCGACCGGTTGACGTACACGAGGTTGGAGTCGTCGAACAGTTCGCCACGCGCTTCGGGGTGCGTGACGAGATTGTCGGCGACGAAGTCCTGCTTGTCGACCTCCTGCACAGCGCGGTTGGCTGCCGAGACACCCTGGTTCGAACCCGCCGTGTCGTGGTTCTGGTTGGCGTTGTCGACCAGCTCGTTGATCCAGATGCGGTTCATGTCGTTCTCGGCGACGGCGCCAGCCCACTGGATCTGCCGCTCAATGAGGTCGACGCGGGCGTGGCGCACCATCTCGTCGGTGATGCGGGCGCCCGTGCCGACCTTCTTGCAGTCCCACGAGACGGTGCTGTAGCCCTCGCGGTGGTCCGGGATGATACCACCCTCGGCGAGGCCGCCCGACCCGTCTTCGTACTCGTAGGCGCGATCGTCGGCAACGGTCACGTCGCCCGTGTTCGTGTCCGCATTGAACACGAACGAGGCGTCGCGTGCCATCTGCCGGCGCTGTGCGCCCTCGGCGACGACGTCCGCGATCTGCTTGCGGAACAGCGTGTCGACTTCCTCGGGAGTCGCCGCCGCAAACAGCGTGTGCTGGATGGACTTGTCGAGGTGGGCTTCGTGCAGGTCGTCGTTGACCGGCTCCAGCTCGTCGCTGGCGAAGTTCGACAGCATGTGGTACTCCTCGCTACCCTCCTCGACGACAGCCATCCGCTTGGACTCCTGTTCGGCGTCGTAGGTGGGGTTGGCCTGCAGGAAGCGGTACTCGGTGGGCTTGGTCGGCCACGCCTTGGCGACATCTTCCTTCGAGACGGGGCTGCCCGGCAGCGTCGCCAGCAGCAGGCCCTTGAACCGCCAGTTACCGTCCTGTCCGTGGTCGCGCAGCAGTCGCTGTGCTTTAAGTCGCGTCATTAGTTGACCTCCCCTGCGAGGGTGATGAGGATAGTACACGTCCCATTGGACGTGCCGGTGAGTGCCTTGCCGAGGATCTCGTCGCCCGTGCCGTCGGCGGTGGTGACTTGGCCGTTGTTACCCGTCGCGCCGTGGCCGGTGACGAAGTCGCCAGCCGACACGCCCGTCGAGTTGACCTGCACCTTTGCGCCGGTCGTCGCCACGGCAACCGCGTCGCCGCTCGAGGCGTCGTACATGGCGACGCCGTAACCGCTTACGCCGTCGGATGTGACGACATCGACTTGATTGTCTGCAGTCAGTTCGACCTGATCGTTCTGCGAGATGGAACCGTTAGCATCGACCTGCGCGTCGATGTTCTCCAGTCCACCTTCAAATGCGTCAGACATTGGTTAGTACTTCCGCACGCGGGGTCGCTGGGTCGCGTTCGGCCCTAGTTCGTCGCGGACCTTCTCGTCGTCCGCGTCGGTCGGTTCGTTCCCAGCCACGTCGGCCAAGGAGGACGGTGCTTCCGGCTCGTCTTCGAGTGCCTGCAGCCGCTGCTCCAACTCCTCAACGTCGTCGGCGTCGGCCAGTGTCTCCAGCCGCTCGGTCATCTCGGAGACGGTGTCGAACAGCTCCGACAGGTTCGACCCCTCGTCGAGGTCCTCAAAGCGGTCGGCCATCGCGTCGATCCGCTCGCTGTTTTCGCTGACGCGCTGGCCGATTTCTTCGACTTGGGCGGCGACATCTTCCAGCGCCATCTCCATCTCGTCGTCCTCGTCGTCCTGCATGTTGTCGTCATCGTCCGGCTGAGATTCGTTATCGCCGTCGCCGTCGCCGTCGCCGTCGGGATCGTCGTCATCGTCGTCTGCAAGCTCTACGTCGAACGCGGCGGCCAGCTGCCGAAGCTCGTCCTCGTCAGCCTCGTCGGCGTCGATCGGGACGTCCTCGGCGGCCAGCCGCTCGCGCAGTTCTGATTCGTTCATGGTATCATGTGTGGTGTCAGGGGTGAGCACGTCGGCCTCGCCAGTGCTGGCGAGTGCGACCGCGCGCTCTCTCGTCTGTTCTGCGAAGGCAGCATCCTCGGACCCCGGCCCCGGCGAGACGCCGAGGCCGACCAGGCCAAGCCCGTTGAACGTCCCCTCAACGAGTTCGTGAACGCCGTGTTCGTCGTTCCAGCGGTAGTCCTCGCCGCGGAGTTCGACGCTGGGGCCTTGCAGACCCTCCCGGCCGTTGGTTGCCAGCGCCTCCTGCAGCGCCTCGTCAGCGAACTTGCTGGCCGGGTTGTCCATGTGGAGGACGATGTCGCCGTACAGCCCGCCATCGTCTTCGCCGATGTAAATCGAGTCCGTGTCGACGTCGCCGACTGCAGCGGTCTCGTTGTCGCGCTCGTGAAAGAGGTTGACTGTGGTATCCGTCCAGTTGTCCGCCGAGTTGGCGATGCCCTCCTCGGAATAGAGGATGTGCCGGCCGCTGCCGGCGTCGCCCCAGACGCCAGGGGCGAGCAGGAGGACGTTTCCGTACCGGACTTTGCCGTCCTCCTCTTCGTCGCGGGTGATCGCGCCGGGGTTCTGGAGTGCGGCCAGTGTGACGTGGGCGAGTTGCCCCTCGGCTTCCATCTCTTGGCAGACGGCAAACGCCTCGGCCTTGCTCATGTCGGGGTTGTCTTGCTTGACCGATTCAGCGCAGTCCTTGACTGCGTCGGACTGCAGTGCGGACTTAGAGACGTCCAACTCGTCGGCGATCTGTTGATACTCCTGGTCTGTGAGATCCATATGAGGATGTGCCCGCCAACTGCCCGTCCACCGCCCTGCCCGGATTTGTTACGCCCCCGGCACCGGGGCCGATGACTGACTACTGAAAATTAGTCACGGAGTTCATGAGTCGGGGTTGTAGACAACTTGTGTCATTCGACCACCTCGCCAGATCCGTGTTGGTTTTCCCAGCCGAGTTCGCGGCGGGTTAGTTCGCCGTGTTCATCCTCGTGCAAGAGTTCAAGATTAGATATTCGGTCGTCCCATTGAATGTTATTTATGTGGTGGATGTGAGCCGATTTCAGTTTGCTAATATCGTCAATCATGAGTGTTGCGAGTAGGCGGTTCATACGCACCTGCTCCTTACTCACGCCACAAGTGACGATATTGTACCCTTCATTGTCTACGAAGAACGATGGGTGGATGCTGCGGTTGGCTTTTGAAAATACCTCACCAATTTCTTCGCGGCGTTTGTCGTCGCCCCTCCATTCGATTTCTGTCGCTTCAGATTGCGCCCGCCGTGGAATTTCATGCCGCTCCATCCAACTACGGATGGTTTCTTTGTGGGCACCACACAACTCTGCGATCTGTGGTGTCCCCAACTCTTCGTCCCAGTACTTCTTTCGCAGCCACTCACGGTCGCGGTATCTATTATCACTCGCCATGAGTGTAATAAACATTGCCTACAGTTATTTTTTGGGTTTACACAACACGTATGGGCCTTCTACGACAATTAGGGTGCGGGGTCCAGCCCCGCGGATCGAGGTCGTGGTCCTCGGCGACGTCGTGGATGGTGTCCTGCAACTCCTCCAGCGGCAGCCCCTCGTCGGGCACCTGCGCGACGATGTCTTCGCAGACATCACTGTCGCGGCCATCGTTGATTTCGGGCCACTTGAAGCGGAGGTCGTCCGCATCCTCGCGCTGGCGGTAGCCTTCCGCGGCAGCCTTACTAACCATGTTCTGCGTCGTCGAGCGGGCCATCGTCTCCGCGTCGGTCGGGTCAACGCCGAAGCGGTCGACGATCTCGTCCTGCATGTCCGAAATCGTCCACCCGTCGTCGGTGAGTTCTTCCATCATGAACATGCGGAAGTCCTGCAGTTCGCTGCTGGGGATGGATTCGATGTCCGAAAAGATGGGGCCGCCCGACAGGACAGCTTTCTGGAGCATATCCTTGACGAACTGTGGGGTCTGGCCGTCGCTGAAGCCAAAGAGCGTGTGCGTGGGGTCGTCGTCCCAGATGCGATCTTCCATTGCGGCGAACTGACTCTCCCACCAGAAGTCTTCGGCGTCGTCTTGGAGTTGCGTGTCCGGCGGCTTGCTGAACAGCCCGTCTTCGGCGCCGGGGTCAGCTTGCCCCGGCGCATCGAACTGTTCGCCGATGTCATCGTCATCCAGCGGCGGCATATCGAACAGTTCCCGGCGCTCGTTGACGGTCATGTCCTCGCCGATCGCCCCGACCTTCGTGTCGAGCTCGTCCATGTCCGTGATCGGGTCGTTGAACGTGAACTCCAGCGGGACGTCCTCGGCGTCCTCGACGAGGTCGTCCGGGGCGTATTCCTCCAGCAGCGGGCGGCCGACCTGCTGGACGAGTTGGTCGCCAAGCAGGCGCTGGTGGGACCGAGCACCCAGCAGGAACAACTGCCGCCGGAGCTTCGCCGGGAAGCCAGTGCCCAGGCCGTCGCCGCCGCCGATCTGCGTCAGTTCGATCGGCAGCATGAACGCGATCGCCAGCTTCGACAGGTCGTGTTCGGTGATTCCCTCAAACTCGAAGTTTTCGGCCTCAATGACGTCGATGTCGACGTCCTGTCCGGTCACCCATTTCGTGAGTTCGTGAATGTTGTCGAACTTCGGGCGGGCGCGCCGGAGTTCGTTGTCGTCGATAACGGCGCCGTCGTCGCGGCCGAGTTTGGCGTGGAACTTCGGGAAGCCCTGTAGTTGGATGGCGTTATTGATGGCTTCCTGATGCTCGTGATAGGATTTGGCCTCGTCCATCGCCCGCCCCAGCAGACTCATCCCGACCGGGTCGCGGGCGCTGGCTTTCATCACCCGGAAGTGCATCACGTCATCGGGGTCGAACGTCTGCGACGACGTCTTGCCGCCGGGTGTTTCGATTTCCTGTTTCCACTGGGCGATTTCACCAGTGCGGTCGAGTTCGGGCGTCGTCGTCCACGGCTGGATGGGCGTGATGGCGCCGAAGTCGCCAGCCCGCGTTTCGCGGAGCTCCGCCAGCGCGTAGCCGTAGAAGTACGCATCACAGCCCAGGTCGAACACCAGCGTGTCCCGGTCGTTGAGTGTGTCGTTCAGCCAGTCGGCGACGTCGTCCTCGTCGCTGGTGAATTGGCCGCCGGGGCCGAACACCATCAGCGCCCGTGCCTCGAGGAGTGTCGCCACGACGCCACCATCCTGGCGGACCTTGTGGTACTCCTTGAGTTGCTGTCGGTCGGCGTGACGGTTCTGCCAGTGTGTCGTGTCGCTGCTGCCGCCACCAGCGATCCACGAGTCCGGCGTCTCCAAGCGGGCCTGGAGGGCGTGGGTCTTTGCCTTCGCCCATGTACCGGCGAGTTGTCTGGTCGTCCCGAGCGCGGATCGTAGGCGGTGGAACCGCCGGGTATCGTCAGTACTCATTTGAACACCTCGCGGAGAATGGGCGACCCCTCAGATGGTGGCGTGGGGTCCGGGACGTCCGGATCGTCGCGGTAGCGATCCGGTGCGTCGCAGTTGCGGCACGTCCAGCAGTTGACGTATTCGGCGTACCGTGGGTCGAACGTCTCGTCGGCGTACATGAGCGCGCCACAGTCACACTGCGGCGGGTCGGGCAGCCACGGCAGCAGCGTCCGGCCGTGGTCCCGAACCGCGTCGCTGAGGTCTGTCGCTGCGTCGGTCGCGTCTGAAAAGGTGGGAACGTCCATCAGTGGTCACCGTATGCTTGGCCGCCGTCGATCTGGTCGATACTGCCGCCGAGGTTGAGCTGGCGCACGGCCATCTCCGTCGCGTCCAGTAGATCGTCGTGATCGCCCGTCGGGAAGGACAGCCACTCACTGACGAACGGGTCCCAACGTGGGTCATGGTCCTGTCCCGGCGGACGATCGTCGGGGTCGTCGTGATTGACCAGCCGGACCTGCCCGTTGGCGAAGGGGACCGACAGATACGTCAGCCGCTCCTCCTTGGCCCGGTCGTTCGTGATGCTGTAGGCGTCCAGGCCCGCCTTCTGGGCGTCCTGCACGAACCACCGCTGGGCCTGGTTGGCCTCGATCCCCACCGTGTTCGTCGGCAGTGGGTCCATGATCGACCGGAGCCAGCCGACGCCCTGGTCCTTGGTCATCCCGCGCGTGCGGGCGATGTCCACCAGGAACGCCTCTTGAGCCCACGAGTCATAGGCCACCACAGCAGCGGACCAGTAGTCCGTATCGTCCGACCGGGCCTTCTCCGGGTCGGCCTCAATGCCGAGGTCCGCCGTGACCGTCCACGACAGTTCCCGATCGTCGAGTTCCGCCGGGTCGACAAACGTCAGCATGTCGCCGGTCAGGTACTCGCCGCCAGCATCGAAGTCCGCCATAATCTCGCGCTGATAGACGGCCTCCGGGAGGTCGCCGAACAGCTCGTCAATGCGGTCGTCGGGGATGAACGGGTTGTCGAACGACGTCGCCCGCCACGAGGCATACCGCTCGTCGCCAGACTGCCCGCGCCGAAAGCACTCAACGAAGTGTTCGGAGTAGGCGGCCTTGCCGATGAACGACGCCCGGCCGTTCGTGTCCAGCAGCATCGGCGCGAGGTTGGACTCCCAGACGTCGTCGGGCATGTACCCCCGCTCGTCGATGACCATGTCGTCAACGCCGGCGCCGTCAAGGCTCTCCGGCCTGTCGTAACTGTAAAACTCCATGCGCCCGCCCGTCGTCAGCGGGATCTCGAAGGGGATGGTCCGCTTGGGCTCGCCATCGATCAGCCGGTCGGGGATCATCTCAAGCGCCGACTCGAAGCCGTACTTTTTCGACTGGTTGTAGGTCGGCGCCACCCACCATGCGACGATGTCTTCGTCGCGCCCCCACTGGTAGGTGTGTGGCCGAGCTGCAAAGTCGATCTGACTGGCAAGCCCGACCGTGTTCTTACCGAAGCGGCGGCCGCCGACGAGTGTGCGGTACTTGGCCGGCGACTCGAAGTATTCGCGCTGCTTCGGCGAGAGCTTCCAGGTGAGTGTGAGAGCGCCCGATTGTGTGGTGGCGCTCATATGTCGTCCTCGGTGATCTCGACGACTTGGGATGCGACCTCGACGGGACCGCCACCTTCGCCCGTGAGTTCGTGGCGTTGGACGTCATCTGGTGCAATCTCAAACTTGTCGCAGATCGACTCGAAACGGCGCAGAAAGCGTTCGTCGCCTGTCCGGCGGAACTGCTCCAGCG